GCGGTATTAAAGATATAATTTCAGAACTAAACACTAAGGGATTAATCAACAAAACACATGACGGTATTATATTATCTGAGGAATTAATAACATGAGTCTTAAATCATTTGATAATCCAAGAGAAAGAAAAGAGAAATTTCCTGAATCCTTTAAAATTGCAAGAAAAATAAAATCTCCCTTATCAGTACTGCATTATAATCTAAGATTTGAATTTGAAGATAATTATCCTGCAAAAATGCCTGAAGATTTTGCAAGAGATATGATAACTTTGTACTCTCAAGAAGGCGATATTGTTTGGGATGGTTGCTGTGGATCTGGAATAGTACCAAGAATGGCAAATAAAATGAATAGAAAAGGATATGGCTCAGATGTAAATCCAAAGGCAATAAAACTATCAAAAGAACATGATTCAAAAAATAGATTACAGTATTGGGGATCTGATTCTAGATCTGTATTTCCATCCGCATTTCCATCAAAACCAGATCTAATTTTATCATCATTACCTTTCGGACTGAATATTATTGGTGATAAAAATAACTATTCCGCAGAAAGCGGAGATCTTTCAAACGCACCAAACTATAATACATTTTTTGCAGGATCAAAACAAATTATTCAATCATATTTTGATAATCTTAAACCAAACGGAGTCTGTATTTTAGATGCAAGAGATAGGATGCAAGATGGTAAAACAATTCCACTAGTCCTAGACTTTTTAAATCAAGCTCTAGATGTAGGATTTGAACTAGTCACAAGATACTACTATGAATTAATTCCATATAGACAAATGACTTACAAGCACAAGCCATCAGGACACATAAAGGCAATGACTGAAACAATGGATGTTATAGTATTAACAAAGTTGGAGGATCAAAAACTTGTCTGAAAATTTGAATTATTGTAAACATTGTAATGATCAAGGATTTATTGACTCTGATTTTTGTCAGTATTGTAACCAAATGAGGGATTTAGAATGAATATTACTCTAGCTTATCAAATTCTAGAAGTATCTGAAAATATTTCAGAAGAAGAACTAAAAAAGAAATTCAAAAGTTTAGTTCTAAAGTATCATCCAGACAGAAATAAAGCATCTAACTCAACTCAAAAATTTATAGAGATTAAAGAAGCTTATGATTTAATTCTAAAATCTCTAACAACGCCTAAAAACTGGATTGATGATTATGTATTAGTAGATCCATATGCAAATAGTTCGAATTTCACACATACATCATGGACATTTACTTTTAACAATGGTTGATCAATTTATCGGCAGAGCCGAAAAGGAAGTTAAAAAAATTCTTTATGAAATTTATCCTGGAATATTAATCGTAGAACAATTTCCACTTCAAAAACTAATTCCTCATTCGCTATACATTACACTAAATGAAGAAGTACAAAAGCATAAATTTGATCTCATAGTCTATACTACAACTAAATTGATAGTTGAAGTAAATTACCATCATGGTACTAAGGCTACTCAAAAATGGCGTCAGATTTTTACACCTATGATTGAAGATCTACAGGCAATTTCAGTTACTGTAGATGATTATGAGTGTGATTCAATATTCAGACATAAAGTGGACAGTACAAAACCGTTAAACAAAGCAGACTATCAAGATGTCATTATTGCTCTACAACTAGCAGGAATAAGTGTAAAATTCACGATCCCTGAGTACATTTAGTTTTACTTCTTTTCTTTATTAGGCTGATCGCTTTGGCATAATTTGTGATGCAATTGAACGGAGAATTATTTGTCTGAATTGCCAGTAAAATCCAAGCCATCACTTATATCAAATAATCTTGCTGAAACAGTAGCAAAAGAAGAGCTTAAAGAGACAGGTGATTTTGATACTCTTAGAACAACTTATCTAAATTTAATGCACCAGTTAGAAATAGACGGAATACCCAAAGAAAAGATCTCAACTATTGGCCAAAAAATAGTAATTGAGAAAAAACGAAATATCAAAAAACAACAGGGTGCGAGCCTAGAAGAAATTATAAAGATAAATATCGGTTCGTGGTGGTTTGATGTAGCGAAAGAAGAAAATTACACAGATCCAAAATTTTCTCATCCAATCGGTACGGATCCGGAGCGAAAAATAGTTCCACCATCAAAATATGAAAAAGAGAACATAAAATATATTGAAATTATAAGAGACACAATAAAATTTCTAAAAGATATTGCATTACAAAAACTAAAGACAAATCATTTTATGAGTTTATTAAATGAACAAGATCATAAAGTAATAATTGCATTACATGATTGGAGAGCACAATTAGAGATTGCAGAATCATTTTTTGATCACAAAAAAAAAATCCCTGAAAATACTCAGCACATACTATTACATGCTCTTGGCACAATGTCAAGTAATAATGATGCAGCAGAAAGATATTTTGAACTAAGAGAAAAAGCACACCATCTTACAGGAAAACAATTATCAAAATATAGATCTGGACTAATCAAAACAAGTCTAGCTATATTCAATCCAAAAAATAGAGTTACAGCAATTTTATGGAAATATTTTGGCGCACAATGTATGAAATGTAAATCTTGGAAAGTTACAGTAATATCACAAACTCCAACTACTACAAGAGTAAAATGCCTAGAATGTAAAAATCAGTTTGAAGTAACTTCAACCTCTAAATGTAATTTCTGCGGTTTCCCCTTCTTCGAAGATGAGATTGCACTTATCAAAAAAGGAAGTAAATGTCCAAACTGCAAGGAAGAACTGCCAGAGTATTTAATAAATCATATACTAAGTTAGTGTATGTTCAAATGTACTGTAAATTCTTGTAGTAAAGAATTTTCTACAAAAAGAGATCGCAAAAACCACAAGCTAAATGATCATAGCGTTTGATCAATTATTTTTATCATTATTAATAAAACACAAGTTTCAAAATAAAAAATGTCTAGTACTGTGCTTGCCTTTGGTGTCAGTCATTGTGTGAGGCAGTACTAGCCAAGTCTTTTTAATTAGTAATGCCATTCTATTATGGAAACCAAAGAAATCTATTACTGATACATTAACCATTTTTTCATCTTGGTGATTTCCATTTTAATTCCTTAATGGCATACTAATTAACTGCTCACGTGAGTAATGGCAAAGTAACTAACGTAAATTATATTTTAGAAAATGGAATTAAAATTCTAAAGGGATTGCCACTAGTGGAGATATCTAGGTTAAAACGCCATCCAAACAATATCAAAAAACATCCAAAAGAACAGATCAAAAATCTAATGGAGTTAATGAAAATAATTGGATTCAAAGATCCTATAGTAATTGACAAAAAAGAAAATGTCAAGGCAGGTCATGGAAGATTAGATGCTGCAGAAAAACTAGGAATGACCAGAGTCCCGTATATTCCATTGGAAGGACTCACAAAAAAACAGATGGACTTATTCATGTATATGGATAACCAAGTAAATGAATCACCTTGGATTGAAGATAACGTACAATTGCTTTTAGAAGATATCTCACTACCTGACTTGAATACATTTGAAGTCAATTGGGATGATGTAATAATATCAGATCCACAAGAAGAGACTCTAGAAATACCTGAACCTCCTATAACACCAAAATCAAAACTTGGTCAGATTTACCAATTAGGAAATCATAGAGTGATGTGTGGTGATAATCAAAATCCAGAAAATTATTCAAAATTATTAGACAGCAAAAAAATATCTCAATTAAATACTGATCCACCATATGGAGTATTATATGGTGAGAAAAATGCATATCTTAACAAATTAGATGGAGGTAATAGAATTGAAAAACAATATGAAAATGATGAATTAGATTGTGATTATAATAAAATGTTTAATGTAATATTTGATAATATACCATTTACTGACTACAATACAGTTTACATTTGGTCAGGGGGTCAAAAATTAGATCAGTTAAAAAATACAATGGAAGAATGTGGATTAAAATTTAGTCAATATTTAATCTGGATCAAAAATAATCATGTATTAGGCAGACAGGATTATTCCAGCAAAAATGAATTTTGCATTTATGGATGGAAAAAACACCATAAATTTTATGGTGGATTTAGGACTAATTTATTAGAATATGATAAACCACTCGCCAATAAATTACACCCTACACAAAAACCACCTGAATTAATAGCACAGACTATTACGGATGGAACTAAAAAAGACGATATTGTTTTAGATGTATTTTTAGGCTCAGGTTCTACTCTAATTGCATGTGAGCAAACAAACAGAGTTTGCTATGGAATGGAGATTGATCCTGGTTATGTAGATGTTATTATTACTAGATTCATTAATTTCAAAGGCTCTGATGACGATGTTTATTTGATTAAAGATAATAAAAAAATAAAATGGCGAGATTTGTAAAAGGTCAAATTTCTTGGAACAAATAATCTATGATCATAAGGTTCTGTCAAGATACAGGGACATTAGTCAAGATCTTCTAGCTGTAAATGATCGTGACATAAGATCCCAAAATACTTCATTAGTATTACTATGTTACTTGTAGATATATGAATAAGAAAAAAATCAATATCAAAATCATGGAAACCCTGACAAATGAAGAAACAACAACTTTGTTATCAAATCTTCAAAAAATGAATCAGTTTAGTTTCTTTGTTGATTTGCAAATATTAGTATAAACCAGAATGATAACTGTCAATATCTTCACGTGGATCTCTTGATACTATAACTATTCTATGATCTTCAGGTTCCCAAAAAATTGTATTTCTGTGACCTTCATCTTCACACTCATAAACTCTTTTTAGGAAATCAGAACCAACATCTTACATCATAATACTCAACTTTATTCTATTAACTAATACAATATCTTATAATTTCAGATGGGCTAGAAGCATGAATATGTTGAATAGTGCCAGTCAGGATACCGTTTCCTGCATTTGATGCCCATTTAAATAATATTAATTTCTAAATAATTTAATGAAAAGCGTGAAATAAAATGGAAAAAGAGAATTTAGGACAAATTCATACTGTTACCATTAATAAAAAAGATTATCCAATTGCAGAAATAGTACAAAATCATAATATTAGAGAAAGTGTCAAACTAATACTAAAAACAGCTATTAATAAAAGATGTAGATTAATTCCATTGCTCTCAGATAATTATCCAAACAAAGAGATTAGTCAAAAAGAATTTGATAGAGTATGTATCATAATTGATTACTTACGCCCAATGTGGCATCATAATACTGGCGAATATATTAAGATTAAAGAATAATGGAAATTACAGTCTACGACCAAAAACCAAATAATAGTAAACAGGAGATGAAATACTATCTTACAATTGACGGCAAGAAAGAAATTTTAACAATTTTCGTAACAGAAGAAGTGAAAAAGCCTGATGGATTCTTAAGATCAGGACTCATATTTCCATTACACTATTCAGAAATGACAGTTTTATCATTTATGGAATTATTAATGCCATTATTTGGTGCTAGAACCTACAAATTAATAGATAATGGCAAAGAGCAAGTTGCTTGGTTTGGAGGTTTTTGTAGTGGATAAAGAAACTAAAAAATACATAGACGAGAAAATAGCAGATGCACTAAATAAAGTAACAGTACTTACGCTTAAAATGCAATTAGACCAGGAAAAAGAAAAAAAAGTAGTAACAAATCAATTCAGTGAAGTAAATAAAATACTAAAGACACTTAAGGAAAATAGCGATTATAGCTAAAATGAAACCCTCAATCTATCTTTTAACAGGAATATTATTAATTATAATATTCTCAATTGCAATATTGCCTGTAATATGGATCTTTTTACTATCACATGATATACTAGGATATCTAGGATTTACAATATTTAGTGTCGATGCATTATTCAGCCAAGAAACAAAACTAAAGCAGATAGCATTTCTAATTTTATTTAGTGTAGGAATCATATTGGGAATATTTATGGTAAAAAAGAGCAGAAAAAAACAATTATAATTAAAATAATTCCTAATAGTTCCAATCTAAAATGATTCTATAGGACACGCATGAAACTAAACTATATTGAAGAATGTATTCTTGTAGCAGAAAAAGACTATAGAACCACAGACGATAAGGTAAACTATGTCAATGCAAGACTAAAGAGAATTAAAATTAAAAGAGGCCCAACCGGTGAGACAGTTGTAGAAAGAAACAAACTAAATCCAGAAAAGCCAATTAGCATTTCATTTTATTATAAGAAACTAGGGGAGATGGTCAAAAAAACCAGAGAGAGAGGACAGCAAATCTCAAAGATGTATCTTACTGATTTAATCAACGAACACGATACGCTAATCCAGGATAGAAAAGAGATGAGGGAAATCATACAAAAATCTCAAGAACTAGAAAAGATGCACAGCGTAATTATTGCAAAGCGTGAGCAGATAGATATTGGCAGAAGAATACTTGCAGTAAAGGAACTAATTAAAACACTAATGGAAGAGCCAGATCTGGAGGATGAGGAGCAAGTTGAAAGACAAATACAACTACTCACCACTTCTTAATGCAATCAAACTGTCAAAACTGCGAAGAAAAAAGCAGGAAGTAGTACAATTAGCGAAAAAAATTAATCTAAAATCTCAGGATGAATTAAAAATTGAATTACCACCATTACCTAAAGATAGACTAGAATGGGAATATTACTGCAGACCAAAGATCAAAGGCTTACCTAATAGACTAAGATATTTACCAATGCTCAAATCAATAGTTCAAGATCAACATCCTTTTAGAATGGGCGTAATTGCTAGACAGTGGTTCAAGACTACAATGATTGGTTCTGATCTAGCTTATGATGCTACAACACATTATGATTATGATCAAGTATATCTTAATTTTAAAGAGCCTAATCTGAAAACATTTTCAGAAAATAAATTTAGACAAGACGTATTTGGAACATGGCCATTGTCAAAATATATCAAATCAGCTAGTGGACGACTTGGATCAATGGAGAGGATTGTAACTTATACTCGTTCAATTATTGATATGATGTTACCAGGTCCAGAATGGCAGAATATACAGGGAAAGAGTCCTATGAAGATGAAAATTGATGAAGGACAAGATCATGATTGGAATGGATTCCAGAACGCCAGAGATGCACAGTCCGATACGTTTGGTGATATTGATATTTGGGGAGTCGGTGGATTTGTAGATACAGAATATTACAATATATGGAAAACGACAGATCAGCGAGAATGGATATTTAGACGTAGAGAAAATTATATGAAATATCCTGATATGTCCTGGAGGGGAGATTTAGAATTTAATACAGATGGCTTGATTTATGATGATTATATGCTAGATGTACTTGATGGTGAATATATTCCACAAGTGCCAAAGAACTTTTCAAGGCACGGCTATCACTTGTCACAATTACAAAATCCTAGAATACCTCTTACAATGGAAAGTGCAATTGCAGATTACAAAATATCACCTGAATTTTCTATAGAATGGAAAGAAAAGAAAGATCCAAACTTTAATTCAATATTATTTAGACGTAATATTTTAGGCGAATTTGTAGAAGGAGAGTTAAAACCAATTACAGAAAAGATGATGCTAGCTTTGTTTGATAAGAATATGTCACTAACTAAAGCTGGTGATGTAGATTATGAGGCAGGATCTGTTATAGTTGGTATTGATTGGGGAGGCGGTGGGAAAACAATTGTTTGGATATGGCAATGTATTGACGAGAAAGCACCAATATTCAAACTGTTATGGGTTGAGAGAATGGACACAGGAGATACAGACGAACAATGGGAAATGGTAAAAAATCTAATAGATGCCTATGAACCTGACTATATTGGAATTGATGCAGGAGGAGCAAGTGACAGAGTACAAAGAACTCAAAAGAGATATGGAAACAGAACCAGACGAATAACATATTATCCAAGACCCGAAGAACCACTACCAACAATTAAAGAGGAAATTGCACAATCATTAGAACTAAGATATGTAATTGATAGGACATTCTCAATAGATAGAGTAATTGATCTGATTAAACACCCACATAAGGACAAGGACTTTGTTAGTAACAGAATAATTTTACCAGGAAAAAACCAAGAAGATCTGAAATGGATGGTAAAACAATTCGTATCTATAGAGGGTGAAAAGGCTAAACTCAAATCATCAGGTCAGACATACATCAGATACATTCATGCAGATGCAAATCCAGATGATGCACTACAAGCCTGTAATTATGCTTTAATTGGTTGGCACATATGGAAAGGATCACACACTGGACACGTTGGTGGTGGGCTTGACATGACTAAAAAGACTAATAGGTTTGATTCATCTGATATGATATGAGCATAGAAAAATTCACACAAGATCAACAGGATCAAATAATTAACCAAACACTATTTGTAAGAAAATCAAATATTGTATTACAGGAATATCTAATAGATTGTATATCTCATATTACTAAAGCAGTTACAGAATACAAAATATCACTACCTGAAAATATAGAGATAATACAGCTATTGGAATATCTTAAAGAGAAAAATGAGAAATGCCAAGAGTCTGGTAAATCAATGGGTGATCTAATGGAAAAGTTGTGTGAGAATAATAATCTAATTCTTGAGGATGAAATACCTCAAAATATGAGATGGTGGTAATATGGACGAGACAGAAGTAAAATTTACTAAAAACAAGAGACTAATCGAAAAAGAGGATGGTTCACACGTTGGAGGTCCACTAGTTGACATAACAAGAGATCCAATAGATGATATCAAATTAAACAAACGTGGACTGTCAATATTTGATTAATTCCTTTATCAAATAATAAAAAACGTTCATTGAACGTTCAGTGAACAATGCAAACAAAGAAAAACAAGTGAAATTAATTAAACAGATTCAGATTTATCTTAGAAAATATCCTAAAAAATCTAATACAGATGTTGCAATCAAATTCAAAGTTGATAGAACTAAGATTTGGAGAATTAGACGAGATCTTAATACACCTACTTTCAACAAGAACGAGGGAACCCCAAAGAAAACCTCATCAACAGTAAATGGATTTGAAGGAATAATTGAGACAACAAAAGATGAGAATACAGGAGATAAAAAAATTCAGATAGCTCATGCAGGTGGTCCAATTAAAGGAACAAGAAACAAAATTAATTATTCTGTAATGGGGTACGGTGAAGAATACGATGAAGATCTAGTAATGAACTGGACTCCAAATATGCAGCTATCTCCTGTTAATTCTAGTACTGGAATACCACTATCTGCTGCACAAGTTAAAACAAGAATGAGAAGAAACCCAAAAACATATTTTCAATATTCAGTTAATCCATTACAATCTCTAGATTATAGAGCAATTCAAGCGATGTTAAGATCTACAATTGGTTCTGCATTATTTTTAGCACTAGTGAAATTTATTGTTGGTAAGGGATTCAAACCAGAACTGGAACTAATTAATCCAGATGAGGACTCTAAAAAGAACCAAAAAGAAATAGATGACAATCAAAACATTATTCATGATCTAATATCTATTGACAGACAGCTATCATTTGATGATTCAGGAGAGCTGGACGTTTCATTTATTGAAAAAATATCAGGGCTTATTCTAAATGCACTAACATACAACAGAGGAGCTTTAATTTTTGGATATGAAAAGCCAGTAGAGGTAAATGGAAAGAAATGGGCAGAAATACCAAGCTCAATGAAACCAGCTCATCCTGCAGACATGGGAATTATAAAAGAGAATCCAGAGACTGGAAGATTACAGGCATTCCAATGGAGAAATGCCTTTGAGATGGTCCCAACATATGATTCAATTTATTTATTTAATTCAGTTCTTGCAGCTAACACACACAACGCAAACAACTATGGTGATTCTATGGCAATCTCTATGATTGATGCGCTAAGAGTAATCAGAAAAAATAATGGTGTAAACTTTGGAGCAATGGCAGAAGTAGCATATGCAGGATTAGGATTATTAGTTGTCAGACCTCAAGGAAATACCGCAGCAGAAAAGCAGGCAGAATACGCAGCAGTATCACGAAATATGGTTCCGGCTGCAATTAACGCACTAATTGAAAAGCCCGAAGATATTGTATATTATCCAGTAGACTACAAGCCACAGGTAGATCAGTTCGTAAAAATGAACGAGTCTCTAATAAAATATTGTGTAGCTTGTTTACAACTACCTCACGCTTTGTTCTATGACGAGGCTAGTGCAAACAGGGCAACAATGATTGGAAAGATACAACTAACAATTGCAACAGTAATTAATCCGATGCGAGAATGGATTGGTCGTTCAATTACTGATCAGTGGTATGATAGATGGTTTAGATTAATGTATAAGGATACGGATATTGTAAAAAAATTCAAAATCAAACTAGTATTTGAGGATCTACATATTGAGGAATGGTTTGATAAGATTGAAGCTACACTTGCACTTGATTCAAGAAAGCAACTGACCGATAAGGCATTTGGTGAAAAGACAGGAATTGATAATTATACTGGAGATGTTGAGACAGATGCTGAAACTATTCCAGGTGGCTCATCATCAAAGTCTATGAAATTTGGAGCAGACCAAGACGGAAAAGGTGGATTTGAAATCAAAGATAACTCAAAGACTTCCATAAAGTAATAATCCATATATACTATTTAGTAAGAAATAATTCCAATGGGCGAAAAAGAACTCCAGGAAAAACTAAACAAATCTGATGAATCGTTAAAAAAAGCAGGAGAAATTATTAAGGAACTTAAGGATAAACTAGAAAAGGGAATAGGTAAGGGAACCCAAGAAGAAATAGAAAGACTTGAAAAAGAACTTGCAGAGAAAAACGCAAAAGTTGTTGAACTTGCAGAATCAGTTGCAAAAACTCAACCTCCACCAAGACGAGTAAAGCTTGGGATAAAATATTCAAACAAATATACACCAACTCAGATTAAAGCTTTTAAGAAAAATGGTATTTCTACTGAAAATCTAGATATAGAATCAGAACCACCAGAAGAGCCACAAATAAAAGCATAACTTCTTTTATTTTACAGTTTAATTTTTAATTTATGTATCTTTCAGCTAGAGAAATTCCTAAAACATCACTATTAACTGAATGGAAAGGAAAAAAGGGCAGATTTGTCAGAACCTTTGCAATTGATACAACACGAAACAAGAACAAGTGGCGTGTTACTTGGGATAGTATTGTAAAAAATATCGAGACAGCTATTGGCTATCCCGGGATAGAATTTATGAAATGTGAAGATGGGGAATGTGATCTGGATCATATTGAGGCAGAAACCTTCAAGGGATTAGTAGAAAAGCAAAAACCATACAAGAGGGCAACTACAATCGACTATGTACTGGATGAAGTAAATCTATCAGCAGATACAATTGACGAGGTTCACGATGATGAGTTTTGGGAAAAATTACAAAGCGGTGAGATAAAATATGTGTCTCCTTTGATATGGCCTTACAGTGGAGGATTTGAGGTAATTGGATATGATGAGATTACAGGACAAAAAATTATTGATGCTTGGGATTGGCATTGGGTACACAAGGCATATCTTACTAAAGATCCTGCATTTGGTGAGGAAAAAGCAAACATCAAGGCAATGTGTGAGGGTGATAACTGCCAAATGCAGATGCTATCAGCTAAACAACTAATTGATATTTCACTTGAAAATAATACATCACCACTATATAAAGAATTTCCAATGATTGTAAAACATCAAGGACACCTACACTATCTATCAGCTTCTGAAAAGGTTCAGGAAATAATTATAAAGAAAAAAGAAGATGGAATTAAAATTGATGATCAAGCGATAGCTATAGCATATTCTGAAGCAGGAGAATCTAATAAACCTCAAAGTTCTTTTAAGACGTGTACTTGTGATGCTAAACAGAACGAAATGCCTACTGATGCAGAATCCTATAAAGAACTTGAATCTAAACTAAAAGCTACAGAAGATGAGAAAAAAAATCTTGAGGCTAAACTAAAGGCTAACGATGATGAAAAGAATGATAATAATCTTAAAGCAAAACTAAAAGCAAAATTCTCTGCAATGTTTAAGGGAATGTCAGAAGACGAACGTGAAAAAATGCAAGCAAAACTCAAGGGAGTTGAGGATGAAGAAAACATGAAAGCAATGGAAGAAGTTCACAAGGAGATGAAAGCCAAAGAAGATGGCGAAGGAAGCGATACTACTATTACTAAACTACAAGCAAGAGTTGACAAAATGGAAAAATTAAACTTGCCAACATATATTGACGGATTAATTGCACTAAAAGCCTCTACTGGTGTAGACCAAAAAATACTTAGAAAATATCATACAGCACTATTAGCAAAAACATTCAATGAAGTTGAAACATTATACTCTAATGATGAAATTATAATTAAAGGATTACCTG